TTTGGTTTTGGTTTTGGTTTTGGTTTTCAGACATAATCGTTGGTCTCCAATTTACCTGCGACGTTCATTTCGGTGACTATCCTATCCACGGCGTCGGAGATAGGCCGAAAAGCCTTCTCCTGCTCATAGACTCGATTCCGAGCAACATCCCTCTCCATCCCCGGCTCCCAGGCATAGCAACGGGATTCTTTTAGATCCTCCGTTCTCTGCACCCGAGAAGAGATGAGTTTCCCCGACGCCGGACTAACGTAGCTCGGAATTTCCGGCGCGATCATGGGAAGGTCGATGATGCGATCATACCTCTCCCCGCATTTGCAGAGAGGGGTAAAATCTCTCTCATACACCTTGCGATGCATGATATTTTTGTCCCCGCATTGGGGGCAGAGGAGAGAGTAGATCGGCATTTGAGGGGATAGTTTAGTTTAGCGCCTATATAGCGTCAAAGGGAGGGAAAGAGGTTAGAGCATGCCCAGGCTGACAAGGGCGCTAAGTTCTTCTAACTCCTCTGCCTCACTGTTGTCGGGGGGAACCACCAACGGGATGGCGGTTAGACTGGGTTTATAAATCGGGATAACCTGATACTTAGCATTCTCCTTGAACGCCTTTATCTCTTCCCTAGGCTTCGGGGGAGGGGCTTCCCGATTTCTGATAACCTCATCAACAAGCTCCTCAATGAGCTTTCTGGGGTGTTTCTTCTTCTTTCCATCCGGCAGCCCACCATCGACTTCAACCCGGGGATAACCAAGCTCACAAGTTAGCTCTAGGCTATCATCATCCTCCAAAATAGAAATATCGACATCACAACTTACCGCTGTGACGCCGGCATATTCCTGGAATGCGTCCGACTGGAACGCATTACTTTGGAAGGCGGTATCAGCCATTTACTTCTTGGTTAGGGTGACAATCAAATCGCGCCAGGAGTTTGTGTATTTATCCATCATGAAACTTTTTGTCTCGGGGTTTCTCCCCTCAATAGATTGGTCCCAACTCCCGGCAATAACATGGTCGAAGTCGCAGGAAAAACTAACATGGGGGGCGTTAACACTCCGCCAGTCTTTATGGAGATAGAGGGGATACCACTGACTCATCGGCGGCCATTGGTGGGTGGGGTCTCCGTAGGCACAGGAATGGGACCAGTTGGGGGTTACTATCTGCGCTGTCGCCCCCTTCTTGAGAACTCTCCACAATTCGTTGAAGAAGATTATTCTCTCCTCCCCTGTCAGGTGTTCGACGAAGTGGCTACTCCTCACCTCATCGACGGAATCATCAGGGAAGGGAATCCCTTTCCTAATATCATGGACATACTTCTGCCCAAAGTCGATTTGGTCGAGCCCCAACCAACCTTCGGGGGTGGTTTTCCCGCACCCAATATCCAGTCTAACCTTCTCTACCGGAGCCGGGCTCCTTTCTTCCGAGAAATCCACAGTCCGTACTACATTACCCTTCGCCATTCTGGTCTCCTTACCAAACCATATCCGGTTGTCCGAACTTACCTTCTAAGTCGTAGTGGCCGACTTCGACGCTGCAATCCACGGCGCAGCGATACCCGTGCTTTCTAGCATCGCTCCAGAAGTAGAGGTCTTGGGTAGCAACACCCCCCTCTGTCTGAGTCTTGAACCACGGCCTTCTCAAATCGGCGTCTTTGAACATATCCAGGCGCCAAACATTGAAGCCCATCCCAGTCCCGCAGCATTCGACTAACTCCCCTGCTCTCGGGAGTTGGGGGCGGAAGTTGCTAACCACATCCTTCGGGTTCCCCCAAATCTGCGCCACTCCGCCCTCCCCTTTAGTAAAATACAGCCCCCCAATACAATCATACTCTGGGTGGGCCTCCATTTTCTTTAGGAGCTTGATTAGGCCGTCAGGTTGGGGAATGTTATCGTGCTCAATCGTGCACAGATATTTGAACTTACTCAAATCTGGGTGGGAGAGGATATTGGTTATAGCCTGGGAATACGCCTCTCCAACCTCCATCCCCACCGCGAACATGCGGAAGATTTGGTTGTTAGGGGGGAAGTAGAGATTCCACCAACTAGCAACCACCTTGGTCGGCACCGTCCCGCCGGCGGGGATTAGGATGATAGTATCGAGCTTCTTCCAACTCGCATCCCCTTCTAACCGGGCGATGGTGGCTTCGAGGTTGGCGTTATGCTTACCGTAATCCGGCGCGATAATTTGTGGTTTCATGCGCGTATCCAAGCTAAGGCGTTTTGAGGTCCGGTTGGGGGGATGTAGTGAACGATGCGTGCCCCCGGCTTCCATGCCGCCCAGGGGGTATGTTCTGTCGAAAGCGCCCCGGCCGAACTTGGGTGGTTGTTGTTCCCGCTGTAGTCGTTGAGGTCTGAAGAAGAGCGAAGCGGATACCAGAAGTTGATCGACGCCGGGAACATCACGCGTTCGTAGAACGACTCGATCAGCAGTTCCGCCGTCGTTAGTACCCTGTTCCAGCACTTCACATTCCAGATGCGCCCGTTCACAAAGTCGGTGCCGTCGTAGTTCGAGACTCCGATGTTCAGCTTGGCCTGCGTCCCACTGGGCATTCCATAGCCATTGGCGGAATAGACGAGCGTGTTCTGTGCCGCAGTGCGTAGATAGGCGTTGCCGTTCCCGGCCCCGGTACCGTTCAGCGTGAAGGCCATAAAGACAGACTGGCCGTTCGTCAAGTCGAAGCCTAGAGAAGTGCTTGTCCCGTTCGCTGTGAAGTTGACTAACGATACGGAGCTCCAGCATCCGAGGTAGATATTGTTGTTGAGGGTGGCTTCGTCTGACCCTATCGCAAAGATAGTGTCGTACATGGTGTTCTGCGCCGTGCGGTTGTACCAGCCGCAGATCGTCATCGTGCTGGTTGGCAGGTTCGCAGTGCGCCAGATATGGGCTGTGGTATCGAAGCGGACTGACACGGATCGGCGCCCCCTTATGCAGCGTCGCGCAACTCGATGGCAAGGACGTGCAGATCCCCGGCGGCGTCATCAGTCCCGCTTGTCCCATCGGCATCACGATTGAAGCGCAGGCGGCACAAATCCCCAGCAGCGATACTATCAGCGTTCGTCATCGTGATGGAAAGCTGGCTCGGATACTGCCCCGTACCCGGGACCGTTTCCCCGTTACTATTCGCTGTATCGAAGCTCGACGTTCCATCCATGTCGATAGCATCGCCATCGGTGATCGCCTCTATCGCGGCCTGCATCCGCACCGCCCCGCTCGTTGCGCTCGCCATATAGTACGAGATAACGGCAGTTAGTGCGCCCGTTAAACCCTGCGGAGCAACAAAGGTCCAGTCGCACGCCTCATCAGTTGTATCGCTGTACGCGAGGTATGGGCGAATCTGCGCATCGACCCCAGGCGCCGGGGCGTTTGTAGCGGGCAGGTTTGCTGCCTCCGGTAGGAAGAGAAAGCGAGATGCCATTTTACGCCCTTAGATCGTACTGGAGGCGAACATAATCCACGGCGCCCTACGCGCCATAGAGTCGCTGCCCCTAATTTGTGTGAATGCCACACTCCCCGGAATTGCATTGGTGGTGGCGGTGTAAACGCCCTGCCCTAGAGTTTGTTGATAGGTTGTGTTATGTGAAGAACCAAAGAATCCGAGGAAGTTGCTCGCAAGGTTGGTGACGACAAGTTGGGAGTAGGAGCCGTTCGCGCCGCCGGAGGTTGTGCGGGAAAGCATTCCAATCCAATAATCCCCTTGGGTTATGGTGTTTGTCATGGGAATCGTAAAGATACGGTTCCCGGAGTAGAGGGAATAACTCCCCGCCGTCCCGGAGTGTGTTAGGGCGGTAGAGCTAGAGGTGCTGAGAAGAAGGGAAAGTGTAGAGGCATTCCGGCTATAGATACCAACCCAAAACGACAGTGTGTGGGAGCCGCTGCTATTACTGGAATTGGTGTTGATGAGGGGGAGCACCAACCTATCGAATTGGACAGCGGGGAAAAACTGCGGGTCGAATTGTAGCGTACCTTGGCCAATCTGCCCGCCGATCTTCTCAATGTCGGGGTAGGGGTTGAAGCCACTTCGGGTAGCACCATCTCCAGGAGAAGCCCCGGAGATAACAATACTCCCATTACTAACCCCTACGGAGGCGCCTCCTGCTCCCGCGAAGACTAAGCCGGCAAGGTTAATGGTCCCCGAGCTACCTTGCGTTGTGTTGCTAGTCGCCGAGGCTGTAACGGTGCCAACGCCAATGCTAATCGTAGAGCCGTTGGTTGAGATGGATATTGCGCCCGTCCCAGCGAGGGAGGAGGTGGCCGGAACACTCATAACGATCTGGGAGTTATTTGTCCCAGAGAGGGTCATGTTAAGGCCGGAAAAGCCTACCGTAGACCCGCTGGCGGTGGTATTACCAGCAGTATTCGCGCCGAGAAGGTGGACCCAGTTATTCTCCGCCGCCGCTCCGGGGGCGTTACCGGAGATAGAGAGGGTCGCCGAATTCCCATTGATTGACTGGCTGACAGTGATATTCGGCCCGCCGACAACCAACATCTGACTCTGAACCGTGCCGGAAGTGCCGGCCGTATTGCCAATATTCGACATGCCCCCGGTAAAGGCGGCGCCACCGCCCGGGGCTGCGACGGACAAGGAAAGATTCAACCCCGCTGTATTATGGGTCATGGACCCCGAGATATTGGCCCCCGCAAAGCCGGTAGTAGTGCCGGCATAACCCCCTGCGTTGAAGGACAAGCCAGAACTATTCACCGTCCAGGTAACATTAGTCTGGGCGGTATTCAACCCGATAGCATCATTGCTGGCTCGGGCAGTGGTCAGAGCGTTATGGCTTCCGACGATAGTATGGCTTCCACCAGCCCCGGTGGAGAGGGAGAGGGTAACGCCGTTCAGGTTAGTAAAGGCCAGCCTTCCCACCGTGCCGGAAGTGCCCGCATCCGAAACGGTCCAACTTGAGTTGGTTACTGTCGGGACGGTATAACTTGCGGAGACGCCATTAGCCCCCGAGGCGCCGAAGGAAATGCCGTTAGCGTTCTGAAAAGTTACTGTCCCGGAGGTGTAGGTAGTGTTCGAGACTTGAATCCCTGAAATACCAGTCTGCGCCCCGCCGACATTGGCGCCGGAGATAGTTACCGACATTCCCCCCGCATCGGTGGAGCCGGAGACAGTGACATTATTCCCCCCGGCGAAGACAATTCGGTTTGAGACTGTCCCAGTATCACCGGAGGTATTCCCCCCACTTATACCTGCGGTAAAGGCGGCCCCGCCACCAGGATTGGCCGCCGATAGGGAAATTGTCAGCCCCGCACTATTACTATCCGTTGTCCCCGTCAAGTTGGTTAGGGCCAGGGTCGGATTGCCGTGAGAATGGTTGCTCAGGGCATAGTCAGTCTTAACACTCCCTACCACCGACCCGTTGGAGTTGGAGAAGCTAACCCCTTGGGAATTAGCAAAAACCAGGGTTTGAAAGACCGAGCTACCTCCCTCCGCTGAAAAGGCTTGGTTGCTTTGGCTGGTAAGTCCGTTATGACTGGCGGTGATTGTGGAGGCGTTCCCCCCGAAAGAGATTCCGTTGGAATTTGAAAAGACAATGGCGCCAGTAGAGCCTTGGACGGAGACTAGGTTTTGGGTCTGAACCGACTGGCTCTGTGCGTGGAAGATTAACGACGCCCCATCGGCGGAAAGGGTGATGTTATTCCCCCCATGCAGGGGAATATTGGTTCCAGAGAGAGTCGAGGCCCCAGCCGTATTCCCGCCCAGGGTCATAAACTGGTTATGGACCGAGTTCCAGTTACTCGGCCGAACGATCTCCGTCGCGTTTCTTGTCTCCGTCAACCCGGCGGAGTTGAAGACAGTCACCGTCCCTGTGAAATCCGCTACGGGGCTAGAAAAGATATGGGAAACGGCCATTATGCGTTACCTGCGGTTATCACAAAGCTCAGCACCTTGCAAGGAAGGCCAATACTGATTTGGTTCGTGCTGAGGGTGACTTGGGAAATGGGGATGTCCATAATAAAGGTCACCCCATCCGCCTTTACTAGACGGAACCAAGTAACTTGGCCGTTGGCTACCCCCACAGTATCGGCGGGAAGGGTGGGGAGGAGGGTAACACCCGCCCCAGGGGCGAAGGGAGTCCCCATCGCCCATTCTGCGAGGAGGTTAGTGGCCGCCCCTCCTGTCGCAGGTTGGACGCCATCATACGCCCGTAGAAGGGCGGCGTTACCCGCGAACGACGTTATCGTGTCGTTTCGGGCCGCCCTCAGGTTAACAGCGTAACCAGCCATTATCCCGCCAATGCTGCCGCTGCCTGGTCGAAGAGGTTATCCCCCCGGCCGAAGTACAGCGGGCTCTGAACCCACGAGATCGGGGTGTTGTTCCACTCGGAGTCGGTCCACTTGTACCCGCCGATGCGGACGTAGCTGCGGTTGTTGGTGTCGCCGCCGTTGTTGTAAGTATTGGGGTAGTTCGTGTAGTTCGTGACAAGCTGCGTCCACGAGGTGGCCGAGCCGTTGCGGACCCACATGTCGATTCGGGGGCCGTGGGATGCGAGCCAGCCAGGGACGTGCCGCGTGATGAAGCGCATGCGCGTGCCCTGCACCACGTCTTGCGCCCCGAAGTAGGCTGGCTGCGAGTCGTTCGCGGTACTCCCCGCCACCGGAGCGTTGGCCGTGCCAGCGATCCGCCAGTTTATAGTACACGGAACAGATGGACCCGCTTGGCGGTTGATGAAGCACGCGATGTCAGGTTGAGTATTTCCGCTCAGTGGTGTGTGCGCCTGCGCGACGAGGAAGTAGTCATAGCTGTTGAACACGCCGACCGGGTACTCCCCCGCGATGTCGAAGAGGATGTCCCACGCGCTCCACCACGGCTGGCCCTCGATCATCCGCGTGTCGAACCACAGAAGCTCGTTCCGCACGCCGCCCGAGATCGACGGGGCGCCCTGCACGAGCCGGTGCCGGTTCCGTCCGTCGCCGTTCGGCCCGAGGACCACAACGCCGCCGTAGGTATGGGCGGTAATTCCGTCGTAGGGAGGGGTATTACTTCCCGAGATGGCTACCGCCGCGTCGGTATAGATCAGGGCGGGAAGGGGGATAATCCCGGAGCCGGAAGAGATAGTTATCGAGAACGACTGTGCAACAGGCGTGCCACCTCCACTATCCGACAACGTTACGGAGTAGGTAGCGGAGGAAATAGTCGTCGGGGTTCCATTCAAAACCACGTTACTACCCACCACCGACGCAATCAAGCCGATGGAGGCCAAGCCGCTGGAGGTTACGTTGTAGGGTCCCGTCCCCCCTACAATAGCGCCGACGATAACTGCCGTCACGGGAGAACCAGCGATGAAGTTAAATCCCGCCGAGGCTTGGGAAGAGAGGGTTAGGGCTAAGGTCGCCGGGGCAGCGGCGACTGCCTTCCCCGAGGAGAAGGTAGAGTAGATGATACTATCTGTCCCCATCCTCTTCTCAAGGATGTAGACCGTATCCCCAACGATGAAGCCGTCCGCCGCTCTCGGGGTGAAGAGAGAGATTGAGTTATGAGCGTTAAGCTCAGGGTAGAGAACAGCCCGGGGGAGTTTGTTCTCGGGGTTAGTTCCATTTTTGTAGAAATCCCAACCCGGACCTTCGGCTGTTGTGCCGGTTACGGTCCCTTCGGTGAAGTCAGCCTGGAGGCCGAGATACAAATTCGCCGGCCATGTTGGGGCGGCGGTATAAACCAACCCAATCGGGGAGCCGGAGATGGTTACCGTATTCCCCGCATTCACGGCGGCGGATTCCAGCCCCAAGCTCGACCGGCCAATGACGTTAGCAGTCACGCCAAGGCCGATATAGGTGTCGTTGGTTGGGAAGACAAGGGTTGTTCCAGTCTGCCAAGCTCTCGCCCCGATCGGGACGCCGCCTACTACGAACTGGATACCATACTCTGCGGTGTTAGACCATGTGCCAACGTCTAGGGTTAGCTCTGTCCCCGCCGCCTGAGAACCGGTCGGGTCAAGGTCAGGCGCGACGGAGTTAGAGGGAAGGGTCCCACTAACCACGGCGGAGAGGGCAGAGGATTTTGAATTACCCCTTTGCAAAGTCACCGTGTCGATTGGGGTCTGGGTGGCGTAGAAACGCTTTTGGTACAGAGTAGCCCCAACTTTGAAGGTGGTTGTTACGCCATTATCCTTCTCGACCTTAGTGCCCGGGATTTCAGTCTCGATTCCGGTAGAGACATCCAAGGCGACAACTGTGAATTCGTTAGTATGATCCCCGCCCGTCCCGTTAGTAACAGAACCTGGAGTTATGGTAACATCATCCCCGACCGTTACTGCGCCGGTGGAGAGCTTCTTGAAGACGACAAGGAGCGCCCAGCCGCTCGCGGTGGAGGACGCCGTGCCAGTGAAGGCCGGGGTGGTTGCGTCAGCGGTATCGCGCGCGGCGGCGACAAAGCCGCCCAGGGCGCTGCTGTGCAGTTCACCCGCGCCGTCGAGTCCGGTGCCGGTGAAGGTCTCCCAAGGCGAGTCGGGGACGAGGGTGATGCCGCTTCCGCTCTCGGTCTGCGCGATGCCGATCGCAATGCCGTCGCCTGTCGTGGCAGGCGTTGCTGTGGAGGTGTAGGAAGTGGTCGCAATCCACGCATCCCCATCAGAGACATCGACAGGGGAGGAGGGCTGGATGTCGTCCCGCTCTTGCCAGATGGCGAACATCTCGGTGGAGGGAGTCACCACCGTCAAGCCGGTCAGGCCGGTCGGGATGTTCGCGCGGTAGTACAACTTCAGGCGCGCTGTGCCGCTACCCTGGTCCGACGGCGCGGCTGTCCAAACCCCGCCCAGGTTGTCCGTGACGGACGTGATGCTCCCGCCTGGGGCCGTGAAGATGCCGATCCAGCCGAAGTGCCCCGCCACCATGGTGCCGGTGAAGGTGATCGGGTGCGAGGTGGCCGGGCTGGCGGTCTCGTAGCCTCCCGACTGGATAATCCCCTGCGGGCCGATGGAGAGGGTTGGGGCGGTGGTTAGAACCGGCGCATCCGGGCCAGAGGGAGAGCCCGCCTTAAAGGCTTCCATAGTGGCGAACCACTGCGCAAGAGATTGCCCGTTGGGCATGATAACGTTCGAAGACGGATCAATCCCGGTGTGTTGCGACCTATCCTTGGCGGTGTCAACGGAGTTGTTAATTAGAGTTTGGATGGGGGTCGAGAGAGCCCCAAGCTGATCGTTGGCGAGGATAATGGCTTCGATCGAATCCACACTGGCGACAGGCGCTGAAACCCCTGAGGGGTCGATGATGGCCGTATAGTCCGCGTTCCAGTAGGGGAAGTAGGTTATCTGCCCCTGTTCATCGAGGACCCCGACGTATTTATCCGCGTCCGACTCCCAAACCAGGGTTAGGTGCGCAACTTTGCGGAGTTGAAGAGACATTACTTACCTTCCCCGAAAGAAATCACCGATTTGAAGCCGGTTGGAGTTTTGATAACCTCCCTCGGTCGATTTCCCTGCTCGATCATAGTCTGGACAACTTGCTGGAGGGCGGTTATGGCTTGTGTTACTCCCTGCATTAGGGGGGCGGTAGACTGGGCCGCTTGTTGTTGGGATTTCTGGGCTACCTTAGCGCCGGTTGCGGCGCTTTGCAACTCAGTTCTCCTCTCAACAAAGGTAGCCTTGTCTTGCGCCTCTTTTGCCTGGACGCCGGCCTGTTTGGCTTGGTCTTGGGCCTGGGAAATAGCCTGCTGTGCCTGCATTTCAGCGCGGACGACCTTAACCTCGGCCTCAAACTCTTTCTTGGCCGTTTCCAAATTCCTCTGCTCGTCTTGGAGCTGGGTTAGCAGCTTTTTGAGTTGTTCTTGTTGCTGGGTTAGATTGGCCTCGGCCTGTTTCAACTCGGCGTCCTTCTTCTCCTGCTCGGGGGTCGGGCCTTGGGCTTGGGGCGGAGGAATCTGCATACCTTTTATCGAGTCCACCACAGAAAGGCCGAATTTGAAGCGTTGCAGGACGGCGATTAATATTTCCTTAGCGGCGTTCAAGCCGGAAGGGCCTAGGGCTTGGAAACTTTGCAGGCCGGGGAGAAGCTGACCCATCGCCGCCATGAATTCTTGGACTTCCTGCTTGTCCGTCGCCGTATCAAGGTCCACCGTGGAGTCGGATTGGACGTTGATGGTATAAGTCCGATTCGCGTCGGAAGCGAGTTGCTTTAGGACCGATTCGATTGAGGGTTTTTGCAGAACCCCCTGGACTTGTTGGAGTTGTTGTTGGGCTTGAGGGGGTGGGGGAATACCCTGAGCCTGCATCCGCTGCGCCATAGACTGCATATACTGCATTTGCTGGCCGGCGACGGCTTTTTCCTTCTCGGTGGGGAGGCCGAGTTGAATTATAGCATTCCACTTTTCTGGGGGGATGAGGCTCGCCCCGCAGTCGATGGAGAGACGGTAGAGGTCCCTCACATAATTGGCGACGGCCTTCTGCATATCCCGCAAGCGGACCGTGCCCCATTTGTTTTTAAGGTCTTGGGCGGTGGCTGTTTCGCTGGCGACACTAGAACCACGAAGGATATCGGAGATCCCGGTCAATTCGTAGATGACCGCCTTGATCTGCTGGCGAGCTTGGTAGAGTTGCGTAGCAACCTGAATGAGCTTTTCAATGGGCAGCATCCAAATCTGCCTATCAAAGCCCCCGTTTTGGGCCAACATCCCGGCCTCTTTGGCGGGGATTAGCTTGTTCTCCTTATCATCATCGTCGGCGAGGATTTGGGCGAGTTCAGTTCCAAGGAGGGCATTATAGGCGCCCCGGACTTTGATAGCCGAGAGGACCTTATTCAGTCGAACTGTAACCCGGTTAAGTTCCTCCGCCTGCTGGCGGTAGTATTCGTAGAGGGGGATGGGGGTTAGCTTCCCCGGCTTCCGAGTTAAGAGAAGCGGGCCAGGGGTGGGGTAGAAACCCTCCAGTTTCAGGGTATTCTCGCCCTCTTTCAGAACGACCTGTTTCCAGTCTTCGCAGAGGAAGAGAATCTTCTTCTCTTTCTTGTCCCAAAGCTCATAAACCACGGAGAGATTGGGGGTCTTGCGATTCTCCCCCTCATCGCTCGGCGCGAGTTGGAGGTTATCCTTATCCTCCCCTTCGATGTCGAATTGGGAATAGATCTCGTCGGGGGTTAGTTCATGGCGGAAGGCAAGCCAGGGGACTTTCGCCCATTTACGGGCCGGCCCCCAGATTAGGCCCTTGTAATGCCCACTCTCAAAGCAGATTGGGAGGTTTTTATCTGGATAGTGCCGGAGACGAACGAAACCCATGCCCGGAACCAGCCCGGATAGGACCGTTTCGGACATAGCATCATCGAGGGATTCGTCCCCGGGGTTTTGGGGGTCGGAGATGGTGGTTAAGAATCGTTCGGCCGCAATCGGGACGGGGCCGAGGTCAACCTCTTTGTATCTACTCCGAACATCAGGCTTCGGGGTGGCGGAATAGAGAGAGGGTTTTAGGACTTCGGTGTTGGAGTAGAGGATGTTATAGGGCTCTGTCGCCTCTCTCGATCCTTCTGCGGAGTAGATTGTGGTGGCATTCTCGGCCTGCTTCCACCAACCATCGGCGAAGAACTTTTCCCGTGTTTTTATCTTGTCCAGCCACTCATTGGCTTCGTGGAGGGCACTATCGCCCTCGACTTCTTCGGACTTTTCGGTCTCAACAATCTCGGCCATTAGTATCTCGCGCGGTTAGCTTGATCGCGGGCTTTTTGCCGTTGCATCAGTTCGGTGATGGTAGGGAAGGCGCGGGCTTTTGAGAAGTCAAAGACATTAACGGTCTTTTTTTCCTCGGTGACGGAGGGGCGGGACATAATAGCGTAGCGTGTTTCATCCGCCGCGTGATCTTCCGCATCGGTATCTAGGTCCTCAGGATTTTTCTCGTCATGCTGGAGGTATGGTAAGGTGCGAATTGTATGTTCGCAACTTTCGTGGAAGTAGATAAGTGGCGGTTCGAGAGAAAGACGGCGGCGGAGTTGTTCCCAGCCGGGTTGGCGGGCATTATCGCCACGCAGCCAAGAACATCCTTCGACTATCATCATTTCGGCGATGGACGGACCGCCGTTGTTGGCGAAGATGCTAGGATCGGCCACGCCGTAGCTTATCTTTGGGAGGTCCCTTTCCCGGGTTAGAATGCCCTGCGCTACTAAGGCGGCGGACATCTTCAACCCCTTATTGGCCTTCCCATTCCAGCCATACCACTCGCGGAACTTTATCAGGGCGCCGTGGGGGAATCCTTGGGTCCCGTCAGAGACGGCATACCAACCGACAGAGAAGGGGGCGTGGGAACCCCAATCTAGGGCACGAAAAATTGTCCAGTGGTCGGGGAAAGAGAGTTTCCCCCCGATAACATGGCGAAGCTCAGAGAATTCGGAGAAAAATGTCCCATCAACGCCATCCCAATTGCCTTCTAGCCAGGCTTTGACAAGCTGCGCCGAGCCAGTATCGCGCAGGCGCATGATGTAGGTCGGGTCGTTTTGGAGGAGTTTTGGATTATCCCTAAGACGGGATGGGATAAAGACCCGATCTATCTCGGCGAGGATGGTGGTGCCGTCAGGGAGTTCGATCTCCTCTTTTTCGGTGATTACTTTATATCCCGCCGGGTGGGGTTTGACGTAGCGTTCCTTAACCCATTGGTGGCCGGGACCGCCGGGGTTACCAGTCATCCGCATCCCGCAATGGACGCCAGCAGCAGAACGGAGCGTCCCTTTTAGCTTCATTATCGGGTCGGGGTAGGGGAAGTTTGTAACCTCCTCCACATAAACCCTAGTATATTCGTGGCCCTGGTATTCTTCAGCGTCGTCGTCCCTTTCCAGATAGGCGAATTTTAGCACCGCCCCGTTAGACATGGTGAGTTCTTTTTTCTGATCGTGCCATTTAGCCCCGAGCTTATTCCCGTATCTCTTGAACCTTTTTATGATGTCGGTGAGCTGGGTTAGCTTGCGGCGGACAAAGAGGCCGGCGGCGAGTTCACCATATTGGGAGGAGTGGGAAAGCCAGTCTCCGATAGAACCCTCGGTTTTACCCCCACCCCGGGCGCCGCCGAAGAAGACTTCGAAAACGGGGCACGTTACTAAGTCGGTCTGCGGCCCGGGTTGGGGAGACCAGACAACTTGGGGATTAGGCAGGCCAACCAACTTTACCTTCTTTGTAGAGGAGATTGCACTCTTTGGCTAGGATGGCGATGCTTTTTGGGTTGAGGGGGATTAGTCGGGCATTCCCGCCATAGAGGGATCGGTCAGGGGGACCATAATAAACCGTTTCCCGGCGCTGTTTAGGGAGGCCAAGGGGTCCTTCGCCTTTTGGATTGTTTGAATCCGACCCCCGACTAGGTTCTGGATCGCCCACGTCCCGCAGTAGCGGGTTTTCGTTATTACCGGGGAGAGGGAGTCGTAGCAGTACCATTTTACGCATACTCCAACAGAGTTATAGGAGAGATACGGCGGGGAAGCGGTGAGGGAGTTAGGGGTAGTCGCCGGCAGACAAGCTGAGGTGACCGTGTAAGGCGTTGTTTGGGAGAAAACAACGGAGTTAAGAAAAGCGAGAAGGAGAAAGAGGAGAGTTTTCATGCTTTGCCGTTTGCTGGGGGGAGGGTGGACGACTCTTCGGCCGTTTGGGGTGGTCTTTAGCGAACTTAATCGTTTTGTAGGCCGTGCCTAGGGCGAAGGCGAGGAAGGAGAGGTGGTAGAAGGTTTGTTGGGGAGAAATCTCATCGAGTTGGGAAATTCTCCAGAAGCGGGAAGCTGCGTAGAAGGCGATCCCGCAGAGACCAAAGAATTGGAAATAGTTTTCCCGGAAATGCTCATAGAAAATTCCGGCGACGCAGATTAGGCAGAGCATAGCGAGGGAAGCGAGGGAGATGTATATTAGCATCTCTACTCCTTAACACCGAGCCACTGGGTGATTTTTTTCTGTATAACAGAGCCGAGAGTGAGTTCGTTTAGGGTGTCGAAAAGTTTGGCTGCGAGGGCGATGCCGAAAAGGCCGAGGAAAAAGCCAGCTAACCCCTCAGGCAGGTCGGTTAGGTGAGAGAGGTATTGGGAGCCGTAATGGGCGAGGGCGGAGGCGGGAATTACGAGGATTAGCCGCTGAATCCATGGGAAGCCTTTTAGGAAAACGGTGGAACCTATCGCGCCGAGGACTCCCGGAGCGTGCTTTATTACCTCGGGAGGGATATCCATTATTTTGTGACCCCCTTCCCTTTTTCGTAGCCCCGGACAGCGGTGTAGCCGAGATAACCGGCGCCGAAAAGCGCCCAGAGGGAGTCAGGAATGGCGGCAAGCCATGCTTGCATGCCGGCGGAGACTTGGCTAGCGATTTCAGGGCGGAAGGCGGCGAGGAAGCCCATAGGAATGCCGGCGAGAATCATGAGGTAGATAACGTACATGAAACTCGGCCTAGCGCGGGAGGTCCAGGGGTCGGAACTTTGCGCCTCGGCAAGGATAGCGGAGAGGGAGACTTTGAGTTCTTCCATCTCCCCACTTTGCACCATTTGGGCGAGGGCTAGTTGGGCGGCGCTTCTCTCTTTTTCCTGGGAAATCTTGTCGGGAAAGAGGCGATCGACAAGTTTCCCGCCGAATTCGAAGATGGCGCCGAGGCCGGTTAGGTCGGGGATCATAAGGTGTCTTCTAAGAGGAATTCGAGGTTGGTAAGAAGGCGATTAGTCCACCCTTTCCCGAAGTGGGACCAGGTTGGGAGGGAGGTGTAGAAACGGCCCCTAGCGAGGAGGAAGTTAGCGCCAGTTCGGAAGCCAGAAGGGGCCTCTTTCATAGCGGAACGGGTAACAGGGCCGATAACTCCGTCATCATCAACCCCTAGGGAGCGTTGGAGCCATTTTATGGCTTGGGTTGGGCCGGAGTTAACGGCGGCGTCGAAGAGTTGGAAGGCGAGGGAGAAGGGGAGGAGATCGCAGGAACAGGCTTGCCAATACTCTTTTTCGTAGATTTGGGCTGCCTCTTCCCTGGAAAGGAAGTGCATGTCGCCTTTGTAGCCCCATTTCGCGGCGGTGCGGGAGGTTATCCCCCAGTTTGTTTCTCCACCGGGGTCGTGGGGGTTGTTTGTATACCCCCCTTCATGGGAGAGGACACGCTTTATGGCAGTAGTGAAGTCACTCACCATTTTTCGCCCCAACTAATCAGCTAAACCCCGGGGGGAGATGTCTTGTACGGCTTGAGCCCGGGGGGAGTTCTCTATCCAGGCTTTAGCGGTTTGGGCGGGGGGTGGCATCTGGACGATGTAGTTATTGGTTTGGGCGAAGGGGTTAACAACGGGAGCACTCCCCACCCCGAGCTTGGCTGCGGCGATAAGGTCGCCGTTAGAAAACGGGAGATTGGTATCGAGCCTGTCTAGGAGTTTGTCGAGAGAGCGTTTTGCCAGCGCCTCTAGCCTCTCATTGACTGAGGCTTGGATTTTGGGGTCTACTAGCTCGGCTTTTCGCTCGGTTAGGCGATTTTTGAAGGCGTCCGAGTTAACGATGATCGACATCCAGCTTTGGGTAAAGCCGAAGAGTTTGCAAAGCTCCCCTTGGGAGATAGAGGGGAAGGCAATGATCTCGTCGATGATCGCGTCATGGGTATAACGGACCTTGGAAATGGAAATCTCAGCCATAGCCGGGGAGAATACCGGGAGTTAAGCCCCCCGTCAAGGGGAAGAGGAGAGGTTAAGCCCCCAGGGGGTTATTTTGGTGGAAAAGGAGGTAATTTGACAGGGGGAGTAGGGCTATGGCTAAACCCCCCTAGGGCTATGCCGGGTCGTCGGGGAATACCCCGGGGGGGGGTTTATCCCCAGGGGAAGGGGAATCGGGGAATAATCTATGATAACCACGCTCTCAGAGGGGTTATAAGGCTGGCTCTCACTCGCAGCGCGCGCAGTGCTCCCCCGGTAGGACCCCGGTTCCCCGAAGTGGGTAGGTTGAGACTTCGAGCAAGGTTAGGAGTGTTGTGTGAGAACGACAGCATTCTTTGACCCTTTGACTTAGAGCCTTCCGTTACGTCCTGTAACAATTTTTTTTTCTCACACACACACACACACACACCTGTCTCATTCTAACCACACTCATCCAAGGCGCGGCCTGCCCTACACGGGGAAACGGGGTCCTACTGCGCGCGCTCCGGGAACGCGCTGCATCCCGCATGGGGGAACTGTGGCCATAAAATGTCACCTAATGCCAAGTTATGTCACTTTCCATGCCAATTTCTGTCACTTCGCCTAGGCGCGAAAGGGAAAATCAACGGGTTAGCTTAGGCCCGAATCTTGCATGTAGGTCTGTACCTTTTTCCCCATCCCTTCCCCACCAAAGGATCAATCCATGTCCACCCCGTACCATGATGTAGCGGCGCTGCGCGCTGAATGCGAAGCCGCGCACATAGTCCATTTAGTTGCAGCGGCGCGCGCTGCGGGTCTGCGGTTCCGCAATGGCCCGACTAAGGCTGATCTGATCGCGCGCTTGACTAACTATCCCGCGATGCTTTCGGGCACGGTAGCGGCGCTGCGCCGGATACAGAGAATGGACCAAACCCCAAAACAACCCGCACCGATGCCGGACTGGATAAACGATGATGACGATGCGCCAGTGCTACCCACCCCCACGCTAACCCCACCAGTACAGCCTAGCACCGTTCCAATGGATTCGAGTGAGTACGCTAAGCGGCAATGGGCGAGGGAAGAGATACTGGCAGCCGAGGGGCGGAGTACGAAAAGGGTAGACGCGCTTCAAGCGAATGTCACGGGGTTAGCAGGGGAAGTGAAAGCCTTACAGGAACTCCGCCCGGTCGTTTTCGTTCTCCCCAACAAACCCGATCCGATCAAGGTTGATGGACTTGTTCACGCTCAGTTCTCCGATCTACTCATTGCCCTTAGTCAGGGGGAACATTGCATGCTCGTGGGTGGCGCCGGATCGGGGAAAACCTACGCATCCGAACAGGCCGCAATCATTCTGGGTCGCAGGTACTTCAAACAACCCCCTGCAAGCTATACCTTTGAGATTCTGGGCAACATGGATTCTCAAGGGCGTTATGTACGCACTGCTACCCGCGATGCCATCGAGTTTGGGGGGCTGATTTGTTACGATGAGGCGGACGCATCATCACCGGACGCCCTACTAGCCCTCAACGCGGTTTTGGATAATTCCAAATTCGTCGCTTTCCCTGACGGGCTGATCGAGAAACATCCTGATTTTGTTGCGATGGTCTGCACAAACACCGACGGATCGGGCGCGACAATGCAATACGCTGGGCGTCAACGTCAGGACGGTTCCACCCTTGATCGAGTAGTTATGTACCATTGGGAAATTGACCCGAGGATCGAAACCATGATGGCAGCGGGAAATACAGAATGGCTCGCGGTAGTTCGCGCCGTTCGCAAGTATGTTACCAATCATGATATCCAGGATGTTATCGCCACTGCTCGGGCGACGCAAAAGGGGTCGAGACTTCTCCATGGCGGTATGGATCGCGCCAAAGTCCTGGAGCGTCTACTTAAGCGCGGCGCGCTGCGCGAGGCATGGACCGAAGTCTGTACACTCCCCGTAGTTTCTAACTTTCTAAGGGGTTGAGAATGCTTTTCTCCCCGTCAGTCATGTCCGCATACAAGCCTGCTACCGTTTCCCTAGGTGGCCGCCACATGGCAAAGGGTCAAGGGGTGGCTACCCGCGTTTTCCAATGGGGCGGGACTTACTCTCAATGGCTCGCACATGTCCGGGCCATGTATGAGGATCAATCCCCCGCTGGCGCAAGGTTTCGGGAAAACCTTGTCTACCGCGTGACTAGCGCGGGGGTGGGTGGCAAACCCCGGAACTGGGCGGGGTTCGAGAAACAAGCCCTAGGCAAGCTTCTATCTACTGGCATCATTGATGCAGCCTTGGCAGACTTTGAAAAGGTGCAAGCTAAGTTAATCACTCATGCCATTCCCGATCGCCCGCTGCCGAGCGTTACCGGTGGGGTATGGGTTACCCCCCTTGTACTCGCCAATGTCCCCATGTGCGCTAGGCTGCGGACCCGTACCAAGCTACCCCCGAAAAACCTAGAATTAGCTGTCAACGTTTCGGCGGTCGTTGAGGCATCGGATATTACCGCCAGCTTGGCGCGCATCGCACGGGCTGCGTGGGATTACACCCTATCCGGTGGAGCAATTACTATCACCGTGAACTATGTCCATCACTTCACCGAGCCCCAAACTTGGAAGAGGGAGGACATGCACGGGGTTATCCACAGTATCAAGGTGCCCCTAACTAATGTCGCTGCGCTCGCTTCGGCTGTCAGTTCACAGCAGTATCGAGGCACGGACATGCAAGCCGCGAAAGCCCTATCTGGTTATCGGGACGATGGTCTGCCCGTCACTACCCTGATCAAACCCGGTCTACTCCATGTCACGGGCCGAATTGAAGATGACACAAAAGCTCGGGCTGCGTTGGCAATCAACTAAGCCCGTTCCCCCCACCCTTCCAATGGAGGACGCTTTCGCCTTCGCGCGGACATGCCGCGCGGCGCTCGGGTGGGGGAGGCAATGGGGCAAGGGCTGCGCAGGCGCGCGCCGGTTGAGCGCGAGGGGCGCCGCACTCCCCTAGGTGCCTATCTATATAGAGGGGCACCCGCAGCGGCCGGGAACGGCAGTACATGCTGCACCGCAGCAAACACTACATCTAGCGTTGCCCCTCTCCCCCTTCCCTCAACCCTCACCCCCAAATTTATTTTGCCCCTTCCCCTTCTAACCCCTTGACAATCCCGCCCCACCCCCTAAAATCACCTCATACCGGAGAACGCACCATGCAATCCACCCAAGCTCAAACCCTCTTTGATGTCGTTTTGGTTGACAACCTGATCCGGGTTCTGATCGACCAAGCCTCAGGCGAAGTGCTCGGCGTCCAGTGCGCCAAGACCGGCTGCGCCGCCGAATTCCTCTTCTCCCGCAAGCAGATTGCCGATGCGGTAGCTTGCGCTCGCAATGCTTGGCAATCGACCAGCGATTGCTACGCCTAAGCCCTTGTAGGGGGCTTCCCTGCTATTCCCTCTCTAACCACTTGGAGCTTCTAAAATGTCCGATCCCACACCCCAAACCCGCAACCGCCAGATGAGTTTCACCGTGCTGGATGATGGCAACATCCGGGCCGACTTCGGCCCAGGCGCCGACCCCATCCTTGTCAACGTGACCAGCGATCTACCCGCATCCCTCTACCCGCAAGCCGTCGCAAAGGGCTTCATCGCCAATTGGAGCGGCGCCACTGCCAAGCTGGCCGGCGAAGGCCGCAATCCCCTCTCCCTTCGCGCGGCCGTTCTCGCCCGCATCGATCTGAACAAGGTCGGAATTTGGGGCGCCGTTCGTGGCGAAGGCGCCGGCGAAGAAATCTCCATCGAAGCCGAAGCCGCGCACGTCTTCCGCGTCAAGCGCGGGGAAAAGAAAGGCGAGCCTTACATCCAGGGACTGGATGAGTCCGTGGCCGCGTTCTCCGCTCTTTCCGAAGAGCAGAAGACCAAGCTCAAGGCAACCCCCCTCTACAAACTGGCCTACGCCGAAGTCAAGGCGAAGCGCGCCGCTGAGAAGCTGACCAAGCTGGCAGCCGCTGCTGAAGGGGATTCTGGAGACTTCTAACCCCTCTCCCTACCACCGGGGGCGATAGTGCCCCCCGCCTTTTCCCCTTGGACGGCGTAAAAAGCAAGGGGATCTCGCCCCTTGGGACTAGACAACCAAGGGGCTTTTTTTCGCCCGGGATTTTCCCCCTTTTCCCCATTTCCCCCCCCCTGGCTCGGGGGCCGAAGGCGCATAAGACTGAGCATGTGGTAGGGAAGCAACAGTTCTGTTACAATCTCTCACAATTCTCTAGGGGAACCTAGGGTTTACCCTATAGCCCTGGGGTCTGCCTAGGCTTACACTCAGGTTATGCCCAATCTCCACACTCCCGAGCGGTTCGAGCATGAATCCCGCCTCGATTACGCTATCCGCCGCCTCCTAAGCCGAGAAGCTAACAACCGCCTCCGCTTCGGCGTCCCGCCCACACTCTTCCACCAACGCGGCGATGGGGTATCCCCAGGCTTCCGCAAAAGCCAAAAGACAAAGAAGGACTAACATGCCCCGCCCCTCAAAGCCTGATCGCTACCCGGTCGAATTCCATAAGGCCCTGGATGCGGCCCTCTCCCATCGGGAATTCTCGATCCCTACCACCAACCCGGCGAAGCTGCGTATGCACTTCTACGGCTTCATCGGCGCCCTCCGCCGGGACGGCTCGACCAAAGGCGACCTTATCGAAGTGCTTTCCTTCCCCGACCGAATCACCCTTCGCCATCGTTCCCAAAATCCCCTCGCCCTCGAAATCTCCTCCGCCCTCTCGCAGCTTGGGGATATCCCCTCTCCTGCGGAAGAATCCTCTCTCTTCGACCGGTTGACCAAAGAATGAAAGCCTCGGACTACCTAAACGAAAGCCTACGTTACCATGAGAGATTAGGCCCTCTCCCCATTGATTTAACTGACGCCGATATCGTCGGCTTCCAAGTCTCCCACGACAAGAACCGAATATGGCTCTGCGTCAACGGTCAATGTATCCTCCGCATCAAGGGGATAAAAGTCCTTGAGCTAACCCCTCCCCCGGGACAAGAATAGCATGTCCACCTTCATCGACGATATCGAAGCCGAACACCACGAATTCCTCTTGAAGGAAGGGAACCTTGTTAACACCCGCAAGGGGTCCTATAACTGGACCGGGGCTAACTCTTGGACCTCGCAAGGCTACATTGTCCGGGTCCTCCGAGCGACCTGCAAACAATGCGGGACGCAACACGATTCCCTAATGGGAGTTTTCCACCGGGAAAAGAATGGCCGAGGCGATCTCCGTGAGCAGGCCCTCGACCTGAGAAGGATTCAATTCAACAACCCCAATTCAACCCGGGTATACGAACCCGTTATTGTTCCGGCCTGTCTTGACTGTCTTCCCTAATCATGGTTATAAGGTTGCACGCAGGCGAGAAACCTGGGGGTTGCGCCCCGATGAGTATCGCTGGCCGAGCGCAACTAAGCTGCCCCGCCCATACGGGTATTTGTTGGGGATTGCGTGCAACCTTATATCCATTTTCCCTAGGACCGCCGAGCCTAGCTAATCCTCGGCAACCATCGGAGTAGTAAAATGACAGAACCTAACGAAAGCCTTTATCGGCTCGGTGAGATGATCGACGCCGCGCGAGCTAGGGGGGATGCCACCCCCGTCCGCGCTGCTCTCTGGCTCGCTCTTATCGAGTCTGTGAACGGGATGATTAGCGAAGCCCGTCGCCTCTCGGCGAAAGGAATGCTCTTCCACCACGACTCCGCCCAAATCGCTATCGTCCGTCTAATGGCGAGCTATGAATCGGACGTTCCCGGTTTCATCCAAACCACCGAAGCCGTGGGCAAGGCGATTCATGCTGATATTGACGATATCAGCGCGGGAAAAGTCCCGCCCATCGATAGTAGCTACCTCAACGAAGCCATGCGCGAAGCCATGCGCCGGTCTAGGGATAAGAAAGACTAGAGAGGTAACATGGCCACGAAACTTTCCCCCCTCGAACTTGCCGCCCTTCGAGAAAGAACAGCGAAGGGAAGCACCCCCACCCTCGAAGAGGTGGCGCGGTATGTAGTAACCATCCGCGATTCCGCTACCGCCGCCCTCTCCGCCGCCAAGCCCAAAAACCGGCTGGCCAAACCCTCAACCAAAGATGAGGATATCGATGGCTTCTTCTAACTCCCCCTCTCCGGGAATTCTCCGCCTCTACGCTCTCCTCTACCAAGAATCAGTGGAAATCTCCCCCAATACCTACAAGGCGCGGTTTGTCCTTGTTTGGGAACTCCTCGCAGATTCCCCTGAGAGTGCCCTTTCCATCGGGAAAAAGATGTACCCGGACTATAAAAACCGCCTTGCCGTGGAAGAGAAAAACTAAAATGGCCCTCGAATCCCCTTCCTTCTCCCTCAAAGCGACCCAGCTTTCGCAGAGGATTCTCTCCGGGGAAAAAATCCCCCTTGAGGAACTCCGTGAATTCATCATCGCCGCTAACACCAAGCTAACCGGGGACCAGAAGAAAAAAGACACTCCCCCCAAAGACGTGGACTTTTTCTAGGAGCTATCATGCCCAAGACCAAGGTTAACGATACTACCAAATCTTTCCCCCGCTCATCCATGGATAATCCCCTCCGTTCCCCGGATGTCTTCTCTGGCCCCTACTCCCGGCCCCAATTCCGCCTAAACAAGCCCATTCTCGCCGTCCTTCTAGCCTGCGCTTTGTTCTGGACCCTCGTCATTATAGGGATGCTCCATGTCTAGCGTCCCTTTCCCCCTCGTCTGGGATAACACCCTCCGCTCCGCCTTTATCGAGTGCCCCCAACACTTTAATTGGGAGTACATGAGGCACTACAAACACACGGTTCCCTCCATCCACCTCCACGCGGGTAGGGCCTGGGCCAAGGCCCTAGAAACAACCCGCCTCGCCTTCTACACCTCGACCCACTCCGCCCTCGACGCCGAAGCCCTCGGCCTAGTCGCCTTGGTAGAAGCCTATGGAGATTTCCCACCCCCGGCGAAAGCCAATAAGACCCTGGATAGGATGATGGCGGCGTGGGCCTATTATTTTAAAGCCTTCCCCCTCGAAACCGATCCTGTCCAACCCTATCCCGGTGCCGATGGAAAACCAATGGTGGAGTTTAACTTCGCCCTTCCCCTCTCCCCCGATCTCCTCCACCCCGATACTGGTGAACCCATTATCTACACCGGCCGGGCCGACATGATCGCAACCTATGCCGGAGCCGTTTCTATCTATGACGACAAAACTACCCAAAGTCTTGGTTCGCAGTGGGCTTCTCAATGGGATAGAAGAAGTCAGTTTACAGGCTATGCCTGGGCCGCACAGGCTTTCAATATCCCCGTCTCCCAAATCGTCATTAGAGGAATCGCCATCCTCAAAACGGAAATCAACCACGCCGAGTGTATCTCTGTGCGAACTCCGCATCACATACAAGAATGGCACCGTCAGTGCGTTCGTGATATCCGTCGAGCCATTGCCTGTTATAAAGAAGGGTATTGGGACCTAAACCTTTCTGACGGCTGTTCCTCCTACGGCGGCTGCCTCTTCAAGCAACCATGCATGTCCTCCAACCCCGAACCTTGGCTGACTGGTGGTAACTACGCCGTCAGAATCTGGAACCCTCTAACCCGTGAAGAGACCTAACCATGCTGAAATTCCCTCGAACCATCGACGAGATCGACCCCCTTCCTCCTCTTAATTGGGGGACTGACTTTTGTTCCCCAACCTACCCCCATCCCCTCACCCGGCGCCATATCAAAGAATGGAACGCCTCCATCGAAAAGGAAAATGGGGATGATTGGGCGCCCATCCCCTCCCGCCCGAAATGGTATAGAAATGGGAAGGGGCAACTCATCTATTCCCCGTATCCCCTTCCTCCCCTGCCTGAAGTCCCCCAAGCCGGACCTCGAACCCCCAAAGTAGGGGACCGTATTCGTAAGGCTGGATGGGACACGTTTTACACCGTAGGCCAGGTTTTCGCACACGCCCTAACCCTGCAATGCTACGCCTCCCCGATGGAATTGGTGGCTTGCTACTACGATCTCAGAGACAGCGCCGGGAAGCTGATCGAATGGGAGTACGAAAATGCGTGATCTCCACGACTACTACACCCGAGATCTTTTCCCTTTCCCCCTTGACAACTTCGACGCCATCTTCCCCCCACCCTCCCCAACCGCCCGCTTTGGCCGAAAAAGACAGTTTCCTACCATCGGCGAAGCCTGGGCCTATGATAGGGGCTACACCGACCCTATCAAGCTCGAAGATAGCCGGGCCTATAACCTCGGTTTCTACGACAAAGAAGAGGAAAGAGGGGAAGACCAAGATTCCCAATTCGACCCCGGCTGCGAATGGGATGGCCCCTTATGAGTAATTTTACGAGAGCAGTCACAACGCTCATCTGCCTAGTGTTAAGCTATTCCCTCTGGGATATCCCCGGAGAAAGGCTTGCCGCCTCCGCCTTTCTCGTCGCCGGAGTTATCGGCGCCCTCTGCTCTCTCGTAGGAGAACCTTGGAATGACTGATCATCCCCTTCCGGCCCCGCCACCCACCCCTCGAAAAGACCACCCCTACCATCGCAACTCCCTTTGGTGTTCCCGGGGTGTTAGTCCTCCCCTCGTCGTCATCGTCCATTCCTACTACGCTCTCTCCTGGGGTTGGCATGTTGCCTACCAATTCCGTCAGAAGGGCAGTTTCTATTCTCTCCCCGAAGACGAATTTAACCTTCTCTTCAAAAGGTGCCAAGAATGCGAGAGCCATCGCCCCGAGAGCTTTTTCTCCAAAATCGCCTCGCGCTGGCAGCGACTCTTCTCTACCGCTCCTCGCAAGTCCTCCACGGAAAGGTAAAAAATGACCTTCCATCCCTATGCCTAGACATAGAATCTTTCTTTTCGGAGACCAAGAGCTTACTCGCTGTGGAGTTAGCCCGGGAAGCGGCGCCGGCGGTATCTCCTACTTCTGCAACGGCTGCGGGAAAATCTGGGGCAGTGTGGCGCTCGGATGGGTGGAGTGGGTGGCAGTCTCCGTCCCCTGTTCCCTGCCTCACAGAGGATTCGCCACCCGAACCGTCCCCGGTTCTTATCTCCGCCCACTCTACTGGTGGGACCATCCAAATGGAACCTCTCTGGCGGACCAAGTTAATAACGCGGATTCTGCACTCCTACACTACGAAGCCCTCCGTTGGGCAGAATGGGTGTTAGCCGATGCTATGCCCGCACTGCCAATCCAACCTAACCAAGGTGATAGAAACCCGACGCCTTGAAGGCTCAATCTATCGTCGCCGCCGATGTGTTATCTGCCTCGGCCCCTTTCTCACTAGAGAAGTGCTAATAAAAACCTTTCCCAAAAAGCTCTCCCTCCTCTCCCACGGAAAGGGGATAAGGGGGACACTCCTACCACCCCCATTAAAGGATTCGCAAAATGATTGATAACTACCCCGGCTTCAACGTCCTGTTAATGGGGCCTTCTGGAACCGGGAAAACCTACGCCATCAAAACCCTCGCCGACCTGGGACTGCAAACCTTCGCCCTCTTCGTCGAGCCGGGGTTAGAAACCCTCATCGGCGCCTATGTGGATAGGGATATTCCCATCCCCTCGAACCTGCACTGGCACTATATCCAACCCACCCAACAAGGCTTCGACCAGCTAAAATCTACCGCCGATCTTATCGGGAAATTCGAACTCGCCGGCTTAGCTAAGTTCAAGGACATCCACCGGTCGAAGTCCAACAAAATGATCGACCTCTACACCTGCCTTAACAACTTCAAGGACCAGAAAGATGGGAAAGAATACGGCCCAGTCGATACCTGGGGGACAGACTGGGTGTTGGTTATTGATAGCCTTTCTGCCCTCAACCGCATTGCAATGGAAATGGTTGTGGGGACAAAGCCCGTGCGTGATATGGCCGACTGGGGAATCGCGCAGAACGCGCTCATGGCCCTTATTCACAAACTCACGAGTGGTTGTAATTGTCACTTCGTCCTCATCGCCCACGTGGATAGAGAGGTGGACCAAATCCTTGGAGGTATCAAGCTCATGGTCTCGTCGTTGGGGAAGGCTATTACTAGCCAAATTCCCCAACCTTTCAGCGACGTTATCCTAAGCTCACGGGAAGGGGATATGTTTTACTGGGACACCGCCAACTCGCAGGCGGATGTTAAAACTAGAAACCTCCCCATCCGAGCGAAGCTCCCCGCCTCATTCGAGGCGATCTGGAAGACATGGGAAGCTCGCCGTTTCGCGGCGAGCGGGAAATAACCCCTAAAAGCCCTTGACAGACAACCTCTTCTCAAGTAAGATCACCCTCCCTACCAGCGCCCGGGGGACGTTGGATAGGGATCAACCCCTCCCCCAAATCAATGGAGCTAGTTACTATGTCTCAACGCCTTTTTGACCCTTCGACCCTTCTCGACGCACCCCTGGAAGAGAATGCTCTCCGGCGTGACCCTATCCCTGCCGGGGAAACCATCGCCCAAGTGACCGAGATCGGCTTTTCGGACGGGGTTAGTCAGAAGACCGGCACTGCCTGGAACAGGATGGATGTCAAGCTCTCCCTCGACGACCCGAGCTACCTTCGGGATATCCCCTGGAACGACGGCCATACTGCGGTTGTCACTACCCTGGGGATCATGCTCGATATGACGGATGGAGGTGGCATCGCTACCGGGCCAAATAAGAACGTTCGCCTGGGTCGCTTCCGCGACGCCTGCAACTGCAACGGCAAGCCCCTCTCCACCCTCGTCGGCCAGCGCGTCCGTATCTCCATCACCCACAAGCCTCACCCCAAAGAGGCGGGCGTGATCCTCGACGAGATCACGGGCTACACCCGCGCCTAAGCTGTCCCGTTTTCCCCGCCACCGTTGACGCCGTTCAGGCGAAGTTAGGGGAACTGTGAGTCCTCCCTCTCTTATTCTCCCCTTTCCCCGGTGGCGGGGCTTTTTCTCTTCTTAGTAATGGAGAAGAAATATGAGTGATAAAACACGTTGGTTCAACGCCAGAACAGAACCGCCGGTTCACGTTGGATACTACGAAGTACGTTGCTGGAACGGTGCTTATGGTGCGCCGGCTTATCCGGGCGAACGGCTGTACTGGAACGGCAAAGCGTGGATTTGTATGAATGACTCTGCGACACGTTATGTCGCATTCAGCTTTGGGGGCCCCGGGCATGATTGCGACAGTTGGAGAGGGTTGAGCATATGATGGACAACATCAAACGGCTTGAGGGTTTTGTGGTTGAAGGCGGTTGTCGATGCGACACCTTGACAGGTATGCGACTGATGTGCGGCTTTAAAGGGAACCCTCAAATATATGCCCACCGCATTGCATCGGACACCCTGAACGAAATGTGGGAGATTACCCGTAATGCGCTGCGCAAGATCGATGAAGCTGTAGCAGTAGAACGTGAGAAGTTGGAGCAAGAAGCCTTCGGAGAACTGGGCGCAGCAACGAAGAAGAAAGAATAACGGACTAACATGCTCTCCCCTTGCACATCCTGCCAGAACTACCTCGACACCGGCCGCGTTCTCGCCTGCCAACACACCGGCAAGCTCGAACCTCTCTTCTGGGCAGCCCTCAAACTCGGCCCCGACTTCCAATGCTATAAGCCTAAGGAAAATCATGCGCCCAACCGGACCAATTCCAGCAAATATAATGATAATAGGGGAGGCCCCCGGCCGTGAGGAAGAAGTCCAAGGAAAGCCCTTCGTTGGGGCAAGTGGAGGGCTACTCAACACCCTTTTACACCGAGCGGGGCTCAACCGAGAAAGCTGTTTCGTTACAAATGTATGTCGGGTTCGCCCTCCAGGGAACGATATCTCAGAGTGGATTAGTGACCGTAAAACTCCCCCCGGCCCTGATTGGGCATTTATCCAGGGGCGATGGGTCCATCATAATATCTCTGAGGGCCTCTCCCAACTCCAACGCGAAATTGAAGAAGTCCAACCTAAGTTAATAATAACCCTCGGCAACACTCCCCTCTGGGCGTTAACTGGGCACAGTGGAATAACCAAATGGCGGGGTTCTCGCCTCTCACCCCCGGGTTTGTATTGTGATGTCATCCCTACTATCCACCCTGCTGCCTGCCTCCGTCAGAGGGATCAAATCCCGATCCTCCTCATGGATTTTAAAAGGGCGAAAGCCATACTTGAGGGTAGGCAAAATCCCCGGGTGTATAAGTTCCTCGTTGCGCCGACCTTTGAGCAAGCGTCCAAAGCCCTCGACTCTCTACTACTCCTAGCAGGGAAGGCGAAGGATTCCCTTCTACTCTCCGGAGACCTTGAAACGAGAGCGGGACACATTGCATGTTTCGGGATTGCGGACAGTGCTACAAACGCCGTATGCATCCCTTTCCTGCGAGACGATCCCAGTTCCTATTTCTATTGGAGCGAAGCTGAAGAGACTATTCTCATCCATAAAATCATCCTCCTCTTCCTCCACCCGAATATAGCTTGGGTCGGCCAGAACTACCTCTACGACTGCCAATACTTCCATCGCTTCTGGTGTGCAGTGCCCAGTAAAATCTGGGACACGATGATCGGCCACCATTCTATCTACTCCAACCTAAGAAAAGGGTTGGACTTCCTCTCCTCCATGTACGCCCAAGACCATCTTTATTGGAAGGATGAGATAAAAAACTGGGACCCGAAGGTCGGGGAAAAACAACTCTGGGAATACAACTGCAAAGACTGCTGCATAACCTGGGAAATCTGGCCGAAGATAGTAGAGGAGCAACTCTCCGAGGGCGTGAGCGAGCATTTCTACTTCCAACAATCCCTCTTCATGCCCGTCCTGCGCATGATGAATAGGGGGATTAGGTTAGACACCCTCCAAAGGAAGATACTTAAAACCGAGCTAACTCTCGCCTTCTTCGACAGGCAGGAGAAGCTAAACTTCGTCGCCGGTCATCCTCTTAACCCCCGCTCCCCGGCGCAGCTCCTTAAGTTCTTCTACACTGACCTAAAAATCCCCGGGGTAAAGAGCATCGTCACCGACGCCCTCACAACGAATTCGGCGGCGATGGCTACTATCTCTGAACGCCACCCCATCCTGAGGCCCCTATGTCAACTCATCGTCGAGTTAAGGTCCATCGGCGTCTTTTTAAGTACTTTCATAAGCGCGGACTTAGACTCGGACGGGAGAATGCGGTGCTCCTTCGCAGTCGCGGGACCTATCACATTTCGTTTCTCATCAAGCGAAAATGCATTCGGCTCTGGGATGAATCTTCAAAACATCCCCGTAGCCGAAAAGCAGAAAGTCAAGTCTGACGACTATATTCATCTTCCAAATATACGCAAGCTCTTTATCCCCGATCCCGGCTTTACTTTCTTCGACATGGACCTGGACCGGGCTGACCTACAAGTCGTTGTTTGGGAGGCGGATGATAGTGACATGAAAAAGGCCCTCCGCCTCGGCCTCGACATGCACTGCGTTAACGCTTGTGATATCTTCGCCATAAAAGGAATCCCGTATGAAGAACTTGAGGAATCCCACCCCAACTACAAAGACCTTCGCGCAAAAATTGGGGAAGCGAATCGCGCTAAAGCTAAAATGGGTGTCCACGCCACGAACTACGGCGTTGGATCAAGGAAACTGGCTGTTAGTATGGGCACCACCATCCACGCTGCTGATCTATTCCGCTCACGCTGGCTTGGAGCACACCCTGGAATTGCCCGATGGCACCTTAGAACTGAGACTGAAGCCCAAAGTAAGGGGTACATTGTCAACAAGTTTGGCGCCCGGCTCTACAAACAAGGCGACTTCGATCTCCCCGAGTTCCTTGCGTGGCTCCCCCAAAGCACGGTCGCCGGGGTTATCAACCGCGCCCTCATTAAAATCGACGCTGCTGCCCAAAGAGGAGAAAGCAGTACACAATTACTACTTCAAGTACACGACTCCTGCGCTGGACAGTTCCTTACTTCCCGAAAAGAGGAAGAAATCGCCCGCCTCCGTGCCCTCGCCCAAGTCGAAATTCCCTACGAAGACCCGTTGATTATCCCCGTTGGGATAAAGACCTCTGAGAAATCCTGGGGAGATTGCAAATGACGGCCCGAGTTCTGTGCTATCGCAAAGTTATACCCATCCATGTCTTTGAAAAGGACACTGGACAGGCTAAGCGGATTTTGGAGGAGGTTCGTCTTAATATATCACGCCTGCTCGCAAATTATCTCATGCAAAGCGACGATATCTTCCGAATCTACCAAGGTCAGGGGACCTACACAATAGAGGTTAGCATCACCGTTGAAAAGGACAGGCTTCAGGTTAGCTTCGACCCAGAAACGCTCCCAGAGTCTATTTACAACAAAATATCAGATCATGACTGAACCCCGAGAACTCCCTGATTGGCTGACGGAATTTGTTAGAAACACTGAATGGGGGGAGGCCCCCCAACGGCTTTATTTCTGGGTCGGGGTTAGCACGATCGCCGCCGCCCTCCGCAGAAGGGTCTGGATAGACGAGGGGACGTTCCAATGGATTCCTAACCTCTATCTCCTAATTGTCGCCCCGCCGGGAGTAGTAGCCAAATCCACCACCGCCGATTTGGGCATGGCGCTACTAAAGCAAGTCCCCGGTATTAACTTCGGCCCCCACACCTTAACCTGGCAGTCTGCCTACGACGCCTTTATTGAGGTTGGAGAATCCTTCGATGTCGGCCCCCAAATCCAGATCACCCAAAGCGCGCTCATTATTAACTCCTCCGAGTTCGGGACTACGCTGAACCCAAAAGATAATGAAATGATCGACCAGCTTGTCCACATCTGGGATGGGCGGGAAATGAGTAAACGGACGAGGAAGGATGGATTGTTAGTTATTCCCACCCCCTGCCTGAACCTCATTGCCTGTACTACCCCCTCCTGGATAGCGGAAAACGTCCCCCAATACCTGATCGGTGGGGGCCTAACAAGCCGCATGCTATTCGTCTACGCTGATGCAAAAGAACGCTATATTGCCTACCCCTCGAAAGTCCTACCCCTCGACTATAGGGAGAGGCAGGGGAAGCTAACTCGGGACCTAACCCGTATCTCCCAGTTAATAGGGGAATTCCAACTCACCCCCGAAGCCCGGGACTGGGGGACGGCGTGGTATGAAGACTTCCACAAAACTCAAGCCCCCAAGTTGGATGCTACTCTAATTGGGGGGTATATTGCCAGAAAACAAACCCTCGTCCACAAAGTTGCTATGTGCCTCTCCGCCTCTCGGGGGGATAGCTTAACAATAACCCTCCACGACCTACAAAGGGCGGAAGCCTACATAACCAAGTTGGAAGAACACATGCCGTATGTCTATTCCAAGATTGGGATGACGAAGGAATCCAACGCCGCCGAGGCGGTTCTCGCCTTCCTAACCCGCAATGGTGACGCAAAAGGGTGGGTGCCCTGGACTTTGTTATACCGCTACATGCACAAAGCCTTCCCCGATCCCGAGGCGTTGGAAGTTATTATCCGGGGCCTCCTCGAATCTGGACAGGTGTCCATGCAGAAGAATCCCCCCTCCCTCCGTATCAAGGAGGCGAAATGAGAAAGACCCCGGGGAGAAAAGTCCTCGCACCCAAGGTCTATGAAGAGGGGTATTGCTGCCTCTACGGCTATCTAACCCTCTGCAAGGCGAGAGGGGAAAGCCGGAAGGACATGGCCTTTTTCTTATCCATCCCAAAGTATGTCGTTCGGGATGGGTACAATTCCCTCCACAAAGGCGTCCATAGATGCCTAAAAGGGGAGGGCTGCCTTGAGAAGGTAATACAGGAGCTAGGAAATGACAAAGATTCTTTTTAGTTTAGTTCTAACCCTTTTCCCGGGGTTAGTCCTCGGGGACGACTGGACAGGGGAGCAGAAAATCCTCTCCGCCATCGCTATAACCGCTGTAGTAATAGACTACGGGCAGACCCGAACCATCGCTCTTTCCTCGGAGTTGGGTTGGTATGAGAAAAACCCACTTCTCCCCGCTAAACCCACCTTGGGCGAGGTAAACCGACACTTTATCCTTATCCCTCTCGCAACCTATTTTGTTTTGGATTATCTCCCCAGCGATAAAAGGACCATTGCCCTCTACGCCCTGACCGCTGTTCAGGTTGCTATCGTCGCCCATAACTATTCCCTCGGGGTTAGGGTGAGTTTTTAACCTAGATCACCTTGTATTGGAAGGTGTAGGTAACATGATCCCCATCTATCCCGGGATTCCGAGCAAGCACTGCCCTCCAAAAGAGCAAGACCTTAGCCGGGTTGCCCCCATCCGAATTGCACCGCACAGGGCGGGAATTCGCAGTCGCCCCCGAAGAGGTGTAGAAAGCTGCCCCTGCCCCCGCCAAGTTCTCTGAGGTTGGGGACGCCGAGTGATTTGCCGCGACGGGGAGGGTTAGCAGGATGCTCGTAACTGCATCCCCGGTAGTCGCCTCGGCGTAGATACTACCACTACAGGAGATAATATTCCCCCACCTCGACCACAGCATTATCCCCGGGGTGGCTGTTACTATGTTAACTCCCCCCGACGCAGTAGGAGTAAGGTCCCCGTAGTTGCTGTCCGAGAAGGCCCCCGAGGCAGGCTGTCCATAGACAAGGTACTGCCCCGGGGCGGCTGCATTCGCCGCCCCGGTATGCTTAAACCCACCCATTGGCAAATTCGCCGTAGCGGCATTCTCCCCATTCTTGGCCAACGCCGCAGTAATCCCCGCCGCAATGTCACTCAGCGCCCCATTATATCGGGCCGAGTCCACCAAATTCCCCGCCACCTCCGGGGTATATGCCGCAGGAAGAACATAACTCCCAGAACCGTTCCAAGCCATGTTACTGTTCCTTCTCTAGATACTGTGAAAGGGCGTTAATCGCCTGCGCCCCGGAGAGCATCCCTCTTAGCGTGGGGTCGAACTGCGCATATTCTTGAATCTGGCTTAGATTCCTCGGATCCCTGAGGAGTTCCGCCAGCTTCCTAGTATCCCGCGCCCTCGCCGCTTGATTGAGGACATAGGCTAGGCTGGTCATTGGCCTGGCGCCGAAAGACGCCTTGGAAATAGGCTGGTCATTCTGCACATAGGAGGTCCCCTTAACCCCTTGCAGCAAATCTGCCGCCTCGGCGGGGCGAAGAACCTCGGCAGGATTCCTCCCACCCCCAGAGATAACGGCCCTCAACACCGCTTCCTTGGGAGAGCCGGGCAGCCCCCTAAGACTCTTCCCAGGGTCCGTACTCCCCGCCTCCAATGGCCTTCTAACCAGAGCACTCGCAATATCATCCACCGGCGCTCCAACGTTGCGAAGTTGGTTAAAAGCCTGCATGATCGCTTGAGGGTCTTGATCTGCCGTTATTTGAGAAAGTCTACTCCCCGGTACAGTTGGAGGCTGACTAGGATTCGTAGCTGAAAGATCCCCAACAATCCCCGCGTTAACAGGGTTATAGACGTTCTGGGTGTAATCCCCGTAAAACCTCATTGCCCGTTGGTAGGGTTGCGAGAGGGCGCCGATCATTTGGTTAGCCTCTCTCCACGGCGTTTGAAGGTCGTTGGCCGTTATCGCCCTCTGTGGATTAGCCGGGTCAGGGACAGGAGGCGTCTCCACAATCCGGCGGAGATTCTTCGACAAGTCCTGGGGCCGGGTTAGTAGGGTCAAGTCCCCCTGCGCAACGAGTTGGTCGGCGACCCTTCTATAAGCCTCCCCCTCAGCCGTTGTACGTGCTGCATGGGAGCGGTTTATTAATTCACTATAAACCCCCATAACCTGTCTAGGGTCTAGCGCCGGCGCATTCTCAAGCTCCGCGCTAACAGACGCCGAACGAGTCTTGCGGAGATTGCTAAGAACCTCGTTAGCCCCTCTTGTCCCTTCGACGGCCGTAGCCTGCACGTTAATAGCCGGCCCCGCTCTTTGCCGAACGGCCTCTGTCAACGCCTCCAACTCAGCCGGGCGCCGGGAGAGTTGATTCGCTAAAATCTCTCCCCCCTTTGATGAGGCGACTTCATTCCCAATAGCTTTTAGGGCTGTATTCCCCGTGAACATTTCAGGGAGGGTAGCTGTCTGCACCCCCTCATGGCGCATAAGGGCTGCGTTTCTTGTCGCCTCCCTCCATTGATTCGGGGTGATCCCTTCCATCGCGCCTTTAACGCGTCCCTGGGCGTAGCCCTGATTAGGCCCGAAAGCGGTCCCTAGTCCGAGGCTGGCCAAAACCTGCGCCAGCATATCAGCCTCATCTTTCACCCCTTTCGGGGCGACATCCCTCGCAGCCTGCCCCGCTGCACCCGATCCCATTGTAGTAGCTAAAGCACCAAACGGTGCTCTAGCAACCGCCGGCCCGGCTAGGGCTAGGGAGGGTACCGTCTCCAACATCCTACGGGAATAGGTCTCCGCCTTACTCTCGTCTGGGGGAACAGTATAAACCTTCTCCGCCATTCCCTCAAAATCAGCCCTCGGCACGGCGGCAGAGTATATCTGAGAGGGAATCGTCGCCCCTTGCCTAAGCAAGGTGTCTAGCCCCCCAAGGGTATTAATCCCTCCCCTACCCATCTGGGAGAGCCTATCCAACGCCACTTCCCCGGCAATTTTAGCCTTATCCCAACCCCCCAACTTCGGCTGTTCTGCTTCAAACGCAGCGGCTCCCTGCGCCTTTCTAGCAAGGCGATCCAGCTCCTCCAACTCAGCGAGTTCTTGTCTAGGGTCGGCCATACTTTCTCCGAAGCTCGTCGTATCGACGCTGCTCCTCTGGAGTTAGGGGACCACCCCCCGAACTAGCGCCGGGAGTTTGTGAGGGAATTCCCGCCCCCCGAATATCGAACTGCGCCCCAGGCTCGATAGGTTTGCCGCCAATTTGAAACTGAGATGGGTCTCCCCCTCTCTTCGTCAATTCTTGAATGGAGCGAAGTTGCTGGACCTGCGATCCTGGCGGGGCTTGCGTCTCAAACCCAATATTGGCGTTCCTCACCATATCCTGCGCGCGAGGATTGGTCAGAGTGTTAGACTGCGCCTCAACCCACCGATTGTAGTCTTGTAACTCCTTCGCAGCGATGCCGTTGAAGGTAGTTAGCATCTTCATCAACGCGGTAGGATCGGTGTTAACAGAACCTAGCATCTCCCGCAACGAGGCCATATCCACATTCGAGACTGGATAGAGCTTCTTCGCATTCTCCAGCAACGCGTTACCCAACGCCATCGAAAGTTCCTCGGTCTCAGCAGTCTCGGGAAGGTTAATTCCGAAGCCTTGCAGGGTCTTTCTAACTACCTGCTTAAAGCCCCCCAACCCGCCAGCTTGCGCCCCTCTATTCAAAGCCTCAAGGGCCATTGTGTTGGAGGATAGCACACCCTTCGCGCCTTCCGCCCTGACTTTCCTTTCTTTAAGATCGGCTTCGATAGTACTCAACCCCGCCCCAAGCTCCTGGGTTTGTTGTCTCGCATCCACAGAAAGCTGTGGGGGTCTCGGCGCCCACTTAAACTCCCTCTTTCCCCCACGGCCGGGGATAATGGCGTACTTATCAGCCCCTTCGCTCTTAATCTCCACATCGCCGAGTGAAGGCTGTTGGTAATCCATCCCAGGAAGCTGGCCTTGGGCGGCCCTAACCGCAGCAGGAACGTCAGATTCTTTAAGAACCTCCGCCGTCTTCCCGGCTTGGTCTTGCCAGAACTTTTGCTGCGCCGCTGCAAAGGCGCGAACCCGAGGATTCCTACTAGCCAGGGCTTGCGCCAGTGCCCGGTTTCTATCCGAAGCATGAGTCAGCGCCGAGAGTTCCCCCGCTTCCTGATTCGCCGCCTGCCCTTGGATATCGAACATGCCCTGTTCGGCTTTGTTGGACTGCTGCCCCCCTAGATAGGCGGAAAGGGCCTTAACCAAGCCCTGCCCCATCCCCTGAGGAACGGCGTGCGAATACGGCCCTGGGGTAAACTGCGTCGGGGTTTGTTGCAAGCCTTGCTGCAACATCGTCTGCCCGAGTTGGCGCTGGCGCATTAACGCCGCAAGCTGCGCCTCGAACTCAGGGGGTAGGCCCTGGGGAAAAGCCGCTGTTACGCTCGGATCGCCCATCATTCACCCCTTACCATGTGAAGCCAGCGGGAACAGTCAGGCCAGTGCCGCCCCCACTCCCCAGCCCAGAGAATAGCCCGCTGAGTTGACTACCCAACCCCGCGCCCATTGGACCACCTAGCGCCGCCCCACCCAACGTTCCGAGGAGACTAAGCATTTGATTGTTCTGCGCCGTGTTAGCATTAGCAGCCCCAAGCTGGCCTTGGTATTGTTGGTTGTAGGCCCCCATAACATCCACCCCGGGCATCGAGGGGACGTTGTACTGCGCCGCATTGGATGGGGTTTGGACCTGCGTCCCCGATCTCATCCCAATGAGTTCGTTAAGGGGCTGATTCCTCATCCCAAGAAGTTCTTGCAAAGCCTGGGAACGGGCTTGGTTGCCGAAGGTAGCCTGAGCTTGGTTCTGACCAAATTGTTGTTGCTGCGCCGCTCTTCCAAATTCCCCTGCCCCCAGTTCCTGCTGGAATGCCTGACCCTGCTGGCCCCCGAGAAGTTGGGAGATAGCCGTCTGCAACGCCGTCTGTTTGTTAGCCTGATCGTACCCCCCAATCACGGAGGAATCTCTAGCATCCCCATAGGCTTGGTTGGAGGTCTCTCCGAAGGTGCCAAAAGCCCGATTATAGCCCGGGGTGTCAGGATTAAACCCCTGATCGGCTAGAGAGGTGTTGAGTTCATCCCTCGCCCTAGCCATCTGCGGGTCGAGATATCTTGTCTGCTTCGAATACATCGCATCAGCAAGTTGCTGAGCGAAGTTATCCCCTTGGCTTCTCGCAGCCAGATCGGCAGCGTATTTATCCGAAGCCCCTGCCAGAGCCGTGCTCCGGCTTGTGTCTAGGTTAGGGATCGTCCCCGCATCCGCAATCCCCCCTTGCATAGGCGGAAGGCCGGAGTAGTCGATGGGGGTATTAGCCGTCTCCTGAACCCTCCCCGTAAGGGTGTCCAAAACCGACGCCTGCCCAAGCTGGGACTTAACATTGGCATCATACAACGCCTGCTGTTCGGGGGACAGGGTTGTCCGATACTCCCACTGGTCCCTAGTAAACTGGTCCCGGCTCGGGGGTTGGTTGTTCGCCTCTTTCCCCGCGTTGATTAGGGATTGGAAGGCGCTGGTTGTTGGGGAGGAGTTACCACTAAGAAAGTTGGCAACGGTGTCTTCAAAGGAGTTACCACTCGATGTAGGACTCCCCGACCCAGAGACTAAGTCCTGGGAGTTTAGCTCGGAGAGGACCCTCTCAGTCGGTCCTGTCCCTTCCGTCCTGCCCCCTACCGTCGAACCCTGACCAACCGGCGCTGGTTGGGGGGCGTTGGGATTAGCCCTATACCAGTCGGCTAGGGCCGTATTATACCCCGCCTCATCAAAGACAGAGTTTTTATTCCACGTCTGGCTCCCCGTCGGACCAAAGCTATTCGGACGCATCGCGTCCATAGTATAGTCAAACTGGCGTTTGTTAGACGCTTCTTGCAGCGGAATTGTGGTGGCTGGATCGGGTGATGCCGGCGCCGTACTGCCCTTGTCGAATATTCCCATTCAAGCGACTCCAAATTTTACAGTCCTCAGGAAACAGCGCAAAGATGAGCAAGTTTCCATCGGGGTCTGCATCTTGAAGTGTCGCTTCAAGTTTAGCGCCAAAAGCGCGGGCTAAGTTCTGGGAAGTAATATTACTTTCCGAGATTAAAAAGGTCAATCGGCGCAGAAGAAGTTGTCCGAAGGCGTAGCGAAGACCCGCTTTTACTAACGCCACGGGAATCCTATCCTTCTCCCTAGCAACCGACGCCACATTGACAAGACAGTGCTTGCCATTGTATCCACTGAAAACGGCGCCGGCGAGAAGCTGGTGATCCTCAACCCACCCCATCGCGGTATAGGTTCCAGGGGCAGCTAAACCCCCACCCTGTCCACCCACCCACGTATTCACCACCTCGGGCTGATTCAGCACTATCATGCTAGAAACTCGATCCCTTCAAAACCAAGAGATCGCAGCCAAGATAGGAAACCTCCACCGTGTTGGAAGAGAATTGAAGATACAAGGCTTTCCAAGTCGAGTAGTTGTCTGGAACTGCTCTCCACGCCCGGGTTATTTCGGAACTACCAGACCAATAACTCGATCCCCAAAGACTCGTTCCCCAAATTGCCGCCGACCCCCCTAAGGCGCTGGAGACAGTATTCTTATCCCCTAGTACCGAGAAATCGTCAGCCAACCCCATGATATAGGAGAAAGCCCCGGTGGTAGAGAAGACTGGGCGGATTTCCGCCACCTTCTTATTCCTCGGGTAGCCAAAGGTGGAATAGGCTTGCAACATCGTCCCGGTGATATTCCCGCCGTAATCCGACGTCCCGGTGACTTTGGCTGTTTTGGTGCCAACTCCGAAGTAGAGGTTTCCCCCCATTCTAGCAAAGCACTCCGCTTCCCACCCGGAGAAGATACTCCACGCCCCGGTTTGGGGGTGCATGCAGTATTGGAAGTGCTGCCCCGTCCCCGGGACATTCACTAGAATCAAGGGAATATCGGGCATGGCGATGATCTGCCAGCCATACTCTGAAAAGAAGGCCGTCCCCGAATCGGAGAAGGTTTGGTTGATTTTCTGGCTAATCGACTGGGTGCGGTCGATGCTGGCAACTAACAGGGCTTTGGAAAGGGGGTATAAGCCACTCTCACAAAGGTAGAGGAGATCCCCACCGTATTTGAAGAGGGGCATCGTCCCTAGTGGTCTGCCAATGAAATACGTCCCTTTATACGACCAACTCGCAGGATCGGCGCCAACAAAAACAGCAATCTCCCCCTTGTTGGTAACCATCACCAAATGGTCATCCGGCCCCGTTCCCCCGTCAATCGTCCAGGTTCCGAGGGCAACGAGATAACCACCCTGCCGGAAGACAGAGCCGACGTTGTAGGAAGTACTTCCCCCCGAGATAGAGTTCGCGGCGAGGTAGTGGATGCGGAGGGAATTCTCTTCGATGAAGTAAAGCCGCTGACGGTAGGTTTCGACGTAGTTTAGAATGTTGGTATTCGTCGGGGCGAAGGCTGCAATCGAGGACCATGTAGTTCCATCGTACTGCTTTGCATCATCCGTCCCGTTGACTAGGGTGAGGTAATTACTAGCCCCCGTCGAGATAATCGAGCCTACCGTCTTCCCATTTGTCAGGGCGATGGCGGCAGCGCCCACTGCTCCGGCGGAGGTAGCATTATACACCCCCGCATCAGTCGTCGCCCAGAGACTCTCTGCCCCGCTCGGCGCAGCATAGTTATGCATCCTCAAAACCGGGTTCGCAAACCCGGTCGTATGATTCGCGCACCCCATTCGCAGGGCTATCTTGTCTGGATAGGGGATGATATTTTCCAGCACCACCGCATCAGTGGGCGGCATCGCCATGACAGAATGCAGGGCGTTCAACCCTCCCACTGGGGCGGGAAGGGTAATCGGGATATTAACCCGCTGCGCTGCCTTCTTCGCTAGGGGGACAGGGAGATACATCTCAAACCGTCCAGCTTCCGGCCGGAACAATTATTCCCGGCATCATCTTCCCAGTGAGGTGGCTATCCATTCTCAGTTCCGGCGCCACGGATGCTCTCTCCCCCGCCTTGGCGTCGAGGAATTCGTTATAATCATTCTCCCACGGCTCGCCCTTGACCCTCTTCCACCGATAATCCAGGGACTTATGGACTAGGGTCTCGGGGAGAAGAAAGGTCGAATCATCTGTGAGGGTGGAGTAATCCTGCGCCGCTCCACCCCCTGCCGGGAGAACGCTATAGGACGAGTTGATATAGAAGGTGATATCATCCCCCGCTGTGATGACCGGGAGAATATACAGGCGCCCACCTTCTATCCGATATTGGTACGCCGGCCCCGTGAAGTTGTGGCTCTGGTAAAGCTGCCACCTAGGATCCCCCACCGGGCCGAAAATGGGGACGGACTGGGTAGCATTCCACATTGTATTCGGGATGAGGCTGCTAAAGCCCCCAATATCCGACAAAAGTCCTTGATCTCCACCGGCCGTCCCGGTAGCAGTTATCGTCGTCCTAACAATCTGTTGCTGCCAATTTCCCTCTTCTGCCAACTCCCGCACAGCCTTTTGGAGGAGATACCGAATCTGCGTGACAGATGTCTCAATATTCCCCACAACTGAACTGGGAATGGGAAGGCTCTTCTCCCCACAGAATTCCTGGACAATCTGGAGAACCGTTTGGGTCATGGTTTACACCTTCGCGGGTGTTTTCGATTCCGAATTCGCCTTGTGCTTAGCGTTTTCCGCCGCCAACTCGGCGTTGAGAGCCTTCATACTGGCAAGCTCAATCTCCAAAGCGGTCAGGCGTTCAACAACCTTGCCCGAGTTTGCAGCCTGCTCCAGCCAAGTCTTGGCTTTTTGCTTGAAAGAGATCGCCCCCATGCCAATGGCGGTAACTTCCTGATCTGGCGCGTTAGCTAGATCCTCCACCGTGAGATATCCCGCCTTGATGATAGCCGCACCCGCCGCCGGGGAAATAATCGGCCACCCTTTAATCGGCGTTCCGGTTAAGGGGATTTCTTCCCCCTTCTTCCAGGCTTCAAACCGATCGTTAAAGTGCTTCGGCCAGGTCTCGGGGATCATCCCCTCCCGCGCCGCCTTTTCGAGCTTGGTGATCCAAACCTTCGCGTCTTCGTCGTTGCAGTCCCGGCTACCCGCCCGCCAAATCTTTGCAAAGGCAACATCCTTCGTAACATAGTGCCCCTGGGCGAGGCTTTCCGTCCGATCTTCTACCGCTCGGTAGTAAAACTCGACATACGGGGGGCGTTCTGCTGACATTTTGGTCTCCTAGGAAAACAGTGGTTTAGGGAAAAAGAGGGAGGGGATTAAAGCGGGGGCTTGGAGACCAGTCCTGGACCCCCGCCTACCACCAAAAATCCCCTCCCAGACATCAACGCTTCTTGCGTTTCTTGCAGCCCATACCAACCTCCTATTAGGTGATCTGGCCTTGGACGAACGGACGGTTGATGAGGCAGATACCGTAGCCCGTGTGGACGAAGGTAGCCGTAACCGTTCCACCCGCGACGGTGGCATTGTTGATGACAAATGACATCCCATCCACGCCGATCGAGGCGATCTCGGTCGAGGCCGGGATAGGCGTATTCGCCACCGTGGTAACCGTCATCCCGGGATAAATCCCCGAGGTGCGGCCCACCTTCACCTTGGTCGAGGCGTTGTCCACGGTAACAGTCCGCGTGAA